CTTGTGCAGTTTGTGGGGCCGGCCATTTACGTCGTGGACTATTTCACTTCGTGCGAGGTACACAGCAAGGTGTATGTGGACGTGATTGATCGGTGGGGATGGAAATACAACAGCCAGGTGAAGCTCAACTTCCTGCCGCATGATGCGGACAACAAGGGAGGGATTGGGCCGTCATGGATGGGGGAGTTTGCCAACTTGGGGATGAAGAACACGGTGTGCGTGCCGAGGGTGGAGAATCGCCGGCTGGGCATCGACCTTGTGAGGAAACTGCTTCCGCTTTGCTATTTCCACGCGACGAATTGCACGAAGGTGTTTGACGGTCCTGGGGGGCGTACGCTTCCTAGCGGATTGGAGGCATTGGAGAGCTACCGCGTGGAGCAGGTGAAGGACGGGCAGACCATGAAGACATCGCCCGTGCATGACATTTACAGCCACGGGGCTGACGCCTTTAGAACCATGGCGGAGGCGTTGTCGCTAGGCATGCTGAAGGGGAAGAGTGCAGTGGAGCGTTCTACGCGAGGGATTGCGGCATCAAATGCGACAGGCGACTTCGACGACGACGACGATGCTTGGTGGGCGCGGTCGAAGATGCGGGCGATTGGCAACGTCCATGGCGACTATGCGACTGGACAACGCAGGCCATTGAAGCTAGTTGGACGTGTATGACAACGACAGGACGGATGCTTTTTGGCGACGTTGGCCCCTATCCGATACTGCGGATGCGGCAGTGGTATGCAGAACATGCAGACGAGTTGCTTATGGGCTTTGATGAGGAGCTTGACCTGTACACGCTGAACGGGGAGGTGCATTCGACGAAGACGTTGTTTGCCATGTTCAGGCCGGTTGTGGCAGGTGCTGACGCTGCGCTTATTTGCAATCCTCGTGTTGAGTTTAGGGAGGACGACATAAACTGCTGGTTCATTGCTGCGGCGGCTGGGGACATCGGGCAGCTTTACAAGTGGGAGTCGCTGAAGCTGCCATACATTTGCTGGGTGAACCGGGGCGAGATGTACACGATGGAGGTGGACAGGGCTAAAAGAATCTTGACCTCTGTACTAAACTTATCCAGATAAGGCTTCATGGGTGGCCCAAGGAAATCTCCTTCTGTCAGTCAGCCCGTTGTTGTCTCGACTAGCGAGGCGGCTACGAAGGCTCGTGAGCAGCAACTAGCTGCCCTCCGTCGAAAAGGTCAGCAGAGCACGCTTCTTGCAGGGACGCAGGACGGGAACACGCAAGTGGCTACGAAAACTCTATTGGGTGGGGTGTAACAATTTATGAGCGAAAAGCCTTCAAGAGAGGAGTTGGGTCGGTGGGTGGTTGACCGCTACGACAAGATGAAGGCTGATGCCACGGACTGGCTCAACATCATCGACGAGGTGGCAAAGTACGTTGCCCCGCAGAAGTCGGATGTTATGAGCTGGGTGAGCCCAGACCTGCGCTCAATCAGTGGCAATCTTTATGACGACACTGCCGTAAAGGCCAACGACGTGCTTGCTGCTGGCAGCATGGCGAACATGACGCCGATTAACGAGATTTGGTATTCGGGCGTGCCTCCGGCGGGGTTGGCCGATAATGAAGAGGCGGTGCAGTGGTATGCCAAGTGCAGTGAGATTATGCGTCATGAAATGGCGCGGAGCAATTTCTACACGGAGAGCTTGGGCGTGCTTCAAGATAGAGGCTGGGCTGGCACGAGTGCCATGTACAGCGAGCTGCATAATGGGAGCCTTTGGTTCAAGCATTTTGAGGCCGGGCATTTCCTCATCGACGAGGACGACCGTGGCGTTGTGGACACGGTGGCGCGGTGCATTAAGTTTACGCATCGGCAGGCCGAGAAGAAGTTCGGGCGTGAGGCGTTGTCGTCGAAGGTGAGAGAGGCGCTCGACGATCCTAGCGGCAAGAAATGGGACGACACGCATGAGTATGTCCACATGGTGATGCCGCGTCCTAGCGCATGGCGCGATGAGAAGAAGTTGGACAAGGAGAACAAGCCCGTAGCCGACTTCTACGTTGACAAGGATGACAAGTGGCTTGTGAGCGAAGGCGGCTTCGAGGAGATGCCTATTTTCGTCACGCGCTGGGAAAAGATGCGTGGTGAACGTTATGGCATTTCTCCGGCGATGAAGTGTATGCCGACGATTCGCGAGACGAATTTCCTTAGCGCCTGTCTCTCTGCCGGCATTGAGAAGGCTGTATTTCCGCCCACGGCTGTTTACGACAATATGGAGGAGTCGCCCGACCTTTCTCCCAATGGGCTTGTCGTATTGGACAGCAACCGTCCCGACCTCATCCCGAAGTCTTTGTATGCTGGTGGGCAAGTTCAATGGGGGGCTGACCTGCTTGCATCAAAGCAAGAGTCGATTCGCGCCACGTTCTTCAATGACATGTTCAAAGTGTTTACGGACAGCACGAAGCGCATGGCGACTTTTGAGGCGATGCAGTTGGCGGACGAAAAACTCGTTCTATTCCATCCTGCGCAAGCCCGCTATTACGGAGAGTTCATCGACCCGTTGCTGAGGCGCGTATTTGCCTTGTTGCTCCGTGCGAAACGATTCCCTGAGCCTCCGGCGGTTGTGTTCCAGTTTGCTGAGAACAACAACGTAGAGCCGCAGATGGCCTACCAGTCGAAGATTAGTTTGGCGGTGCAGGCAGTGCAGACGCGGAGCAGCTTCCAAGTGCTGAATATGCTTGCTGCCATTGCTCCGTATGACGCAACGGCGGTTGACCAGTTCGACTTCGTTGACATGGCACGCAAAGCGGCCCGCAGTTTCAACCTAGCCGACAGTAGCATCCGCACGCCTGAAGAGGCGCAGACGGTGGCAGATGCGCGTATGCAGGCCATGCAGCAACAGAACGCTCTCTCCATGGTGAGCGAGGCAGCTAGTGCAGCCAAAGACGCAAGGGCCGCTGGATTGAATCTTGCAGTGGGTGGCGGCGGCGGGCAGTAGTTTCGCATGAACCAAAACACGCACAAGCCCATCTATAAAATAGTAACGTTGTTTCCTAGATTACTTCGGCCAACGTATTCCGAGGAAGAGTATCTATCGGTGGTAGCGCGTGAGGGTGCCATGCTTACATGGCTTTTTGTTTCTTTTTCAGTGCTATCACTTACATCTGTTTTCGCTACCGCTTTTCTTGTTATTGAACATCTAACAAAATGAGCATCATACACGGACAAATGGCTGACGTAGAGAAGATGCGTCGCAAGCGCGAAGAGGAGCGAAAAGCTTTCATCACTGTGTTTGGAGAACCAGGCACGCCACGAACCGAGGCGCAGCAGACGGTACTAGAGGTGATTGCACGCGAAGGCGGCATCTACCAGCCCACGTTCATTTCCTCGCACATGGAGGAAACGCACGCAGCCGCCTATCGTGATGGCGGGCGCAATTTTGCTTTGGGCCTTCTCAAGCGGGTAGGCTTCATTGGCACTAACAACAACGAAAACGACGAATAACACTATGGCAGACGCAACTGGAAGTGATGGCGGTAACTCGGCTGGCGCCAATGGCGCTGGCTCCCAAGCTGGAGCGCAGGGCGGCGGTGATGCCGCTATGCAACAGCAGGCTCAAGCGCAGCAAGGTGGCGCTGGTACGCTTTTGTCCTCATCCCAGGAAAGTACGAATAAAAGTGAGGCACAAGGAGGCGGAGAGGCTGGTGCTCCCGCCTTCACAATTTACGAGAAGGACGGTACGCTAAGCAAGGCGTTCCTTGAAGCATTCCCTGAAGAGTCTCGTGCGGCGTTCTCCAAGGTGGCGAGCCGATGGAAGGATGCTGCCAATCTAGCCAAGGGCTTGGAGAACCTTAATTGGGCGGCGTCGCAGAAAGGTTTTGAGCGTCCACCCGAGGATGCCCCGCAGAACGTCAAGGATGCCTTCAACACCCGTATGCGCACGCTTCGAGGTGTCCCCGAGACGCCAGACGGCTACGAACTTAAAGCGCCTGCCGAGCTTCCTGCTGGAACGATCTGGGACGATGCCACGGCCAAGGAATTTGCAGCGTTCGCCCATAAGGAGGGCTTCGGCAAGGAGGAGGTGCAGAAAC